TAAATTCAACATTTAGTGTTTCAAATGATGCCACTAATGTTGGTACTGGAATGGTAATTCCTAGTGTTGTTGGTTGAGGCTGATCTGGAACCGATATACCCGGCAAATTTGCCCTCTGACACATTAGTTCCATTTGCTTAGTTCCTCTTCCAAAAATCAATCGAAAGTAACTATTATAAAGTGGATTTATATCTGCAGAACAACTGGTCATAATAATATTTATCTTAAAACAAAAACCTCCCGATTTCTCGGGAGGTTTTCGAAGTGTTACTTTACTTACCTATCAGAGGGTGTTACCGTGTAGGTTTTGTACCGATGTTAGGCGGTAGTATTGGTTGATACCAGTTGTCAATGTATCAGCATCGGGTTGGTTGCCACTGTTGAGAACGAATGGGTTGGCAACTACACCGTAGCGGGTCTTGAAGGCGATACGTGGTTGGAAAGTGTTTGGATCAACTGCACGTACCATTTGTAGCGGTACGTATGGGCAGTAGAACAATCCAGCATCGTATGGTGATTCGCCCTTATAACCAGCGCAGAAGAAGTTGAATCCTACTGGGCTATATGGATCGATGTAGACGCGAATCTTGCCTGAGAGAACACCAGCGAAGGTGTTTTGAGTATCATCAGCATTGATCTGAGGAGCGATTGCTGGGCTGAGGCTCATGAAGCCAGACATGGCTAGAGCAGCTGCTGTATCGCTGTCGCAGATGATGAAGTTACCCTTACCACGGCGGGTTTCCTTGGCAATGTAGTTGCATTCACGTTCGATTTGGAAGCTGAGGCCACGGAAGCGTTCAGCAGACCAACGACCGTCAGAATCTTGATCAAGGTCATATACGCCCTTAGTTGAGATGTCTGGTTGTTGTGTACCTGGCTTGGCAACGTAGTAAATTGTCTTGACGATTTCACGGTTGATTTCAGCAAGAATTTCTGTGCTGAGTAGGTTTGCCAATTCAGCTTCAGCGTCTAGACCGTGAACAGCCTTGAGATCTTGAGCCAATTCGACTGTGTAGTTGCTGCTTAGAGCGCGTGTACGTGCTTGTACGGCAACACGGTCGATTGAGAAGGCCATTTGGTTCCAGTTTGCATATGGAGCATTCTTACCGATTCCTTCACCAGCTTGTGTCAAAATGCCACGTAGAGCAGCAAGTTGAGCAGCAGTTGAAGTTACGCCAGCTGCATAGTTCCAACCAGCGGAAAGACCTCTAGAAGCAGCAAATGTTGCATCTAGTGTCCAACCACAACCACCGAAGGATGGTTGTGGTTCTTGGAACATAGCTTCAGCATAATTTGTAGCTCCGTATGTTGTGCCGGATGTTCCGCCGAATGCGTAGTTGGCACGCATTGCGAAAATCAAGCCTGTTGGGGCTGTCATTGGTTGAACGCCGCAGATGTCATATGCCATTAGATTTGGCATTGAACGGCGAACCAATGAAATGAGAACGGGATCATAACCAGCGACAGATGGGGTGTTGGTGTATGTTTGTGGCATACCCAAGTTGTTGGATCCCATGTCTTCGGTTAGATGTTGAGCGCGAAGAGCTTGCTCTTGGTTCTCTAGAAGTACGGCGGTGACTTTCTTGCGATAGTCATCTTGAATCTTGGGGAGTGCTTCGTGTCCGAGCACTGGTTCCCATTTTTCTGTTAAAACGTCATATGGTGTGTTTTCTGCGAATTGCATTTTTAAGTTTTCTCCTGTGAGTGTAAATATTTAGTAATTAATTTTTTTAGACCTTTTTATTAAGTCTACCCAAGGCTCCAACATATCCTTCTACTAGTGTTGTTGGATTACCCTTGACTGGTGAAAAGGTTTGCTCTGGCTCAACAGTGCGAGCTGGGGAAGAAACCTTTGATGTGTTTAGATAATTGTCTTTGATGGCAATTAGTTTTTGACGATACTCTTCTGTAGAACCGAAAGAAACATTTTCCATCAAATTTTGAAGTTTGGCAACTTGTGTATCAGCCATGTCTCTGGTTGCTGCAACAAAGATTCCAGCACATTCAGTGAGTTCGGCTTGCTTCTTCAAGTTGATGTTAACATTGACAGCTTCGTTGAGCTTGGCTTCCAATTCACGGTTTTGAGCATAAAGTTCGTCAAGAACGTTATACTTCTCGTTTGGAACGTCGATGTAGTGATTTTCAAAGAGGTTCTTCAAACCGCTGATGAAGTTTTCAGCAATTTGTGTCTTGATGCCTTGTTCAACGGCTACTGCGTTGTCAGTCATCCACTCTTCAACGATGTAGTCTAGGTAATCATCTACCTTTTCTACCAAAGTTTCTGTTACTGTTTCAAGGTAATCCTTGACATTATTGTCAACCCCTTCAACGATTGTTTCAACGGTCTTTTCAACTCTGTCAGAAACAGCGGCTTCAAAGATAGCTTCTAAGCGGCTTACTAGTTCTTCTGAAGCGTTTTCTTCTCCAAGAAGAGAAACCAAGGCGGCACGGAATTGCTCACGGGCTTGTTCGGCCAAGGCTTCGGCTTCTTGATCAACTTCAGTTGATTCTTCGACTTCAGCTGGCTCGTTTTCGCCACCTTCTTCTTGTTCTTCTGTTTCTTCTTCTGTGTTATTTGTTGTTACTGGAGCAACAGCCTTTTTCATACCAGCCATTGAATTTGGTACGATTGGAGCAGGAACACCTGGTACAGCAACAGGGGCAGCAGCAACTGGAGCAGCGGTCATTGAACCCTTGCCTGTTGCATCTACTGAACCTTTGCCTGTTGCATCGTAATCACCGAGACCCATTGCTTGGGCAGCGGCTTCTGAAATTGTCTTATTCTTGTTATTTTTCATGATAAAAGGATCCTTGAATTGTAAAATTATTTATATTAAAAATAGTCTCAGTAATTATTTAACTTTTTTAGCTTTCATAGTACCACGGGTAGGTACAACTAAATTTGTCCAAGGTGAGCCTGCACCCTGAGCAGCCAAAGCTACTTGGCTTGGAATTATGTTTTTGACATTTGCGTCAATCCAATCTTTACCAGAGAGGAGAGCTAATTGGCTTGCAACATTTCCACCCAAAGCACCAACTGCTCCAGCAACTTTACCGCCAATTTCTCCAATTACATCTTTTTTCTTTGAAGAAGCGGTTTTTGCACCCCATTTTGCTATTGCTGGACCCACTAAGTCTGCCAAAGCACCCACACCATATGCGGCTAAAGGACCTTCTAAACCCATTTCTTCGCTAGTATCGCCTAATAAAATGTCTTTAGGGTCTCTTGTTTTTGGGTATTTGACCGATCCAGTTGAACCCCCACCCATCCCAAATCCACCTGGAAAATCTTTTTTCATTTTTTCTTTTGCTGGATCGGGTGTTTTATCTTGTTTGTATTTATTTGGGTCTTTTTTACCAAACAAAGAATCTAATGGAGATTCTGTTATCCACTTTTTAACAGAAGTATCATCTGTTTTGGTTTTGATTTGAGTATTTAAAAACTCAATCAGATAATTTTTGGTATTGTTTGGTATATCGTAAGACATTAGATTTGTTTGAAAAAAGACTCAAATACCTTTGCAATATTTTCGTTTAATTCTCTTCTGGAAGACTTTTTGATTAGTTTTACGGCTTCTTCTTTTTGTCTTTCAGACCACATTCCATTTTCAAAGATCCATTCTCTTCCTTCCATGATTCCGTTTACGAAAGCATTTGGAGCAGATGGATCAGCAACAATGTCAATTGCTGCTAACATAAAATCTTCTTGTACTTCTTGATAACCATTTTTTGGACGCAGAGAACCCATCCCACGGGTGGATACTCCAAGTTGAGCACCCTCATCAATGAGGTTTTTTACAATTCTTCCCATTGGCGTATCAAGAACCTTGGCCTTTCCAACGATGCTTGTGCCGTCTTCATGGAGTTCTTTGATAATGTGTGAAACACGATCCAAATTGACAGTTGGGCCCGATGGGTGATTCAATTCTCCCATTGCACGACCCTTTTCAACATATTCTTTGATATAACGGGTGCATTCTTTGTTTAGAATGTTTTTTGGATAAATTCTGCCATTTCTGTTTTTTGTATCAGCTTGCATGAAAACACCTTCGATGAAATATGTTTTTTCACCGTTTCCGATGTTTTCTTTAATGTATCTTACGTCTTCTGTTAGCTCAGTTATTAGTTTCATTTTTTGGTTCCATGATTGTCTTTGCAACGGTCTTGTATTTTTCTTCTAATTTTGTTCCAACCTTTGCATAGAGAACCTTAGCTGTATTTTCCTTGAAGGAAACTGCGTTCTCTTGAATGACGTTTTTTAGCATTTCTCTGATGTCGTTTTTCATTGTAATCCTTTAATTTTTTCAGCAAATTCTACGTGTTGTTTAAATTTTGCTGAACTTTGTAAGACCTCTTTTACCATGTGTGCTCTATTTTTTGGATTTAAACATTCAAATAGAGTCTTTACCAATTCAATTTGTTTTTCTGTAATATTTAGCAAAGATCCATCTTGAAATATTGCTTTACCTTCACCAGCCTCTTGTGTAAATTTTACAAATTCTTGAAGTTCTTCGGAATTTTTAGTAAATGTATGATTTTCAAAAAGTTTTTCAGAAACTGTGTTTTTTACTTCACGGATTGAATCATTTAATTTTAAAGAAAGGGCGTACTCAATGTTCTTTTTAAAATGATCTTCATTTTCTGAGATCATTTCTTTTATTCCGTTTTTCAACAAAATTTTTGTTAGTGTCATTGTTGTTGTCCTTCTTGTGAAGCTGCTGCTTGTTGTGCCATCAATGCCTGTTGTTCAGCTTGCATTCTCTGTCTGTCAACTTCCATTTCTTTATCCATGTCACGCATTTCATTTTCTGTTTGACGAAGAATATTTTTTCTGACATATTCGCTTGAAAAGTATTTTCCGATATATGGATCCACAAAAGAAAGCATTTTCAATCTTTCGGCAAGAATTTCTGATTCTTTTAGATCCCAGAAATAATTGTCTGTATTGAATTGGTACTTTATGTCGCCTTTTAATTCTCTCCAGTCATCGTCGGTCATAACTCCCTTTAGGAGCAATTGAACTCGTAACATGTCCGAGAACAGCTTTGAAAAATGGTGACGAAGACGATCAATAAATTTATAAAATTTTACTTCTTCTCTTGTGATTTCAACTGAACGTCCCATATTAAATCCAGTTGACTCTGCTGTGAGTCTGCTAATTGGTACGTTCAATGAGTTGTACAGCTTCTTCTTGAAATAATCAACGTCTTCAATCTGAGACATTGCTTGACCACCAGGAAGCGTTGAAATTTCAGTTCCTCTTGAACCTTCTCTTCTTGGGAGCCAATAATCTTCAAGAACTGAAAGATGGTTTCTTTCATCACGAACTTCTCCGGTTGCTTGATTGTAAATTATGCGGTTACGGAATCTACTCATCATGT